GATTAAGACTAAATTAAGGCTATGAAACTATTCTTTTTTGACGTTGAGACCACCGGATTAAGTCCAATAGAAAATGCCATACATCAGATAAGCGGAGAGATCGTTATTGATGGAGTGACCAAGGAATCATTTGACTACAAGGTGCGTCCACATGAAGGTGCAAAGATCGAACCGGAGGCAGTGGCAGTGGCAGGAGTGACCAAGGAACAGATAATGGCATATCCTCCAATGGGAGAAGTTTATTCTCAGCTAGTGGCTATTCTCGCAAAGCATGTGGATAAATACTCCAAGACAGACAAGTATTTTTTGGTTGGCTACAACAATGCGAGTTTCGACAATCAATTTCTCAGGGAGTTCTTCACACGTAATAGCGACAAATATTTTGGTTCATGGTTCTGGTCGAACAGTCTTGATGTGATGATTATGGCTTCTCAGGACTTAATGGAGAGACGTGGAGGCATGGTAAACTTCAAGTTGATGACGGTAGCAAAGGAGTACGGAATAGAGGTGTCTGATGCAAAACTACATGATGCAGGTTACGATTTATTCCTGACAAAAAGCATTTATGATTTAATAATTAAAAATAAACCTATGAGTTCAAATGTAAACGATTGGGTCTTCAGCAAGCATTTAGACCAATTTAAGGTCAGGATGTTAGACCCCCAAATAAAGAGGGTAGAGGAAGCCAAGGCAATAATGGATAACAAGGACTATCCATGGAAAGACGAAGAAGCCAAGACATCAGGACAGGCCAAATATGACAACTACAAATCGTGGTTATCATTTTACCAGGAGTTTTATGATCAGGGCATGGTATTAGTACAACAGCACGAGAATTTGACCAATAAGATGTCCAAGGTGTACGATTCTTGGTTTAACAACATCAGCAATGAAGGCAGGCAGGAAACAGAATTAATGTCAAGTCAGGCAGAGATTCTTTGCGAGTTGTTTGGAGAAATTTATAAGGAACTACTTCCGTTGAAACTTGACGGGATGAAGCCACCAAAAGCACTAAATTTAAAATAAGAAGACACATGAATAAAGTAGAATTATCCGGAGAAGCAGTACGATTTCTTAACAATAGCTCATCGAAATTCTTTCTTGATGAGAAAGAAGAAGAAGAGTGGCTGTATCTGCCTTACTGGTTCAAAAAAACAGACGATCCGTACATTTTTGAACAGTACTCATTTGAGGAATTGCCAGAGGGGATGAGGGAAGGTCTTTCTGAACTACGAGATGGAATTAAAAAAGTAGAATCAGAATGAAACCGAGCATCCCATGTCCAGTGTGTACCAGAAAGCACCACACGATGATACAAGCTCTTTGCTGTGCTAATGCAGACGTGGCAGAGAGTATTGCCAAAGAGAGAAAACTTAAACTTGTTAATATCAGAGTAAAATAATAAACTAACCTATGAGAAGTGATTTAATAATAACGAGAATACAGCCCCACACACCGGAATGGTTTAAATATCGCGAATCCGGTATTGGAGGTTCAGAGACAGCAACGGTGCTCGGTTTGAATAAATACAATACTGTCACCAGAACCTTTTATGAAAAAATCGGAATGGTAGAGCCTTTGCATATCGACAATAACAAAATGTTCTTTGGACGATACATGGAAGATAGTATTGCCGAGATATGGAAATACTTTGATGGAACTGCCGATGGATATATTGAAAACTTTAAGAATAAAAAGATCATCAGGGATTGTCGTGCAGTGAATGGCTTTGTAGTCAATCCGAGTTATCCATGGTTATTCGCATCCCTTGACCGTGTGATCAATAAAAAAGGAGGAGTAAATCTCATTACTGGAGAACCGCTAAAGACTGAGGCAGTGCTTGAAATCAAAACATTGAGTTATTGGTCAGCGAATATGTGGCAGGACGGGATTCCAATCAGTTATCTCATCCAGGTTCATGTTTATATGATCATCCTTGAATGCGACTATGCGGAGATCGCTATCTTAAAGGATGGAAATGAATTTATGGTGGAGAAGGTTGCCAGAGACGAAGGGTTATGCGAGAAGATTATTAATATCACAAAAGGATTCTGGTATAACAGAGTAGTTCCCGCAAAAGAAGCCTATGCGAAAAGACAGGAGGCAGAGAGGGTAGGGAACATCGGAGCACTAGAGAAGCATGATGCGGAGGTTGTGAGATATGAGCCAGAGCCAGACAATACGGAGGCGTACACCCAATTCATGAACGAGAAGTTCTTAAAGGAGAGGGAGTCTATCGAGGGCACGATGAAGTATTATGACATGGCAAAGAGAGACAAGGTACTCAATGGCATGAAAGGACTTATTGATGATGAACGCACAGGAATAAAGAATGCGTTGGTGAAAGAATTGACCATAAAGGGTGCAGAGATGATTGATTTTGGCAGATTAGGGAACATAACATGGAGTGAGAGAAAGGGAGCAAAGAACCGCACCTTTAATAATTTTATCAAAGAAAAACCCACAGAGGAACAGCTATTGGCTGAGTTCAGAAAAATCAATCTCGAGTGTTACTAAGATGGATCAGGAGACCGCAGTAAACAGGGTTATCAGGGATCTCAAAATGATGGGCATCTTATCCGAGGAAGGTGCTGCAGAGTCAAGGCAGCTATTAAATGCCTTATATGTATCAGGATGGGAGGCACGTAAAAAGGAATACAATCAGTCTCAGGAAAAAGTTGTCATACAGGAAGATCGCAACCACAAAAAAGTCTCTGCATATCCAAGTATGGAGATGGCAAGAAAGAAGATAGGGATGAGCAAGACAGGGATGATCGAGGCTATTAAGCACAGCAAACTTACCAGGAAAGGCTATTATTTCAGATACGCAAGTTAAAATGGAGAAGATAGTGATAACAGCAGAGGACGCAATGAGTGTGATCATGGAAGGGAAGAGGGATGCTATCATAGCAGTCATCGAGAAGTCTGTTGAGTATGCCAGACATTTGAACTTTCCTGACGGTACTTATGTAGGTAGCTTGTGTAGGGGTATGCATGGATCGGAGTTCATACACGGGATGTTCGAGTCTGGTATCATCGACCACGATCTATATATGCAGCTATGCAGGCTTGCAGAGGATATGGAAATGAAGTACACCATTGAGATATGAAAACCCTCGTAGAAGCCAAATGGGAGGCAGAAGAACAACCGCTAGACGGAGATGTGGTGTATGAGAAGGCACAGTACATCCTTCATCATTGGGGAATGCAGTACCGGATCATTGACATAGGGGGCGGAACAATTGCTGCAGTTAATTATTCGGTGGCTATATGTCAGAATTGCAAGACAGGAGATATTGAAATTTTCCTACCCGACCAGATAAAAATTATCGGCAACCAACTTTAAAATAAAAAGACATGAAAATTGATTATGGTTACAAATGTGTAAACGGAGCATATCACACAGGATTATGCGGGCCCGAATGTTGGAACGGACACCCTAATGCAATGCCAAATGAAATGTTTTTAGGATCGGAAAGGCAAAAAGAAGTGATTAGAGAGATATGGTGTCATGAGGCCATGAATGTTGGATTTGGCATGGAACAAGCATGGTTTTTATACGATAACTTATAATGGAAAAGATTGTAAGAGTGGTACTAGGCGAACCGAAGGCACAGCCACGTCACAGGCATTTTCAAAGAGGTAATTTTGTGACTACCTATGATCCGGCAGCAAAGCTAAAGGAATCCTTTGCCGGGATATTACAGGCAGAAGCACCTAAAGAACCGATTTCCGAGCCGATGTCGCTTGACCTGACCTTTTATATGTCCAGACCGAAAGGACACTATGGGAGTGGTAAGAAATGCGAATGCTTAAAAGATTCAGCACCCGAACATCACTCAGGAAGGCCGGATCTTGACAACTTGACAAAATTTGTCCAAGACGCATTAAATAAGATATATTACCGGGACGATGCTCTGATATGCCAATTAACGGCAAGAAAGGTGTATTCAGAGAGGCCAAGGACTGAAATAGTTATAACAACACTTTAATTTTATAGACATGACAGAGAAAACAGAAAATCCAATCACAACAGAACTTGCAAAACAGAACGTAACGGAGGCTGTTATTGCAAAGTTGAAAAAAGACTATCTCCCTTTGAAAATTAACGGCATTAATGACAAAGAGGGATACAAGAAAGTACATGATGCAAGGATTGTGTGCAGGGACACAAGGGTACTTGCTGAAAAGATTTGCAAGAAAGGCAGGGAAGAGGCAATAAAAATTCAGAAGGAATGGCTTGCAAAGGAGAAAGAAGTTGTAAATCAGGTGTCAGAGGTAGAGCAATACCTGAAGAAACAGGAGGATGCTATTGACACGGAGATTGAGAACCAGAAGATCAGGGCAGAGAGACTTCTGAAACTGCCGGGAAGGAAAGAATCGGTCAAGGGACTTGAAGAATTTATCGGAGAACTTTCTGATGAACAATTCATGCGTTTTGATGACGCTCATTGGACAGACATACTTCTTATTGCAAAAGGGAAGAAATTAGACAAACAGCAGAAAGAGATTGATGATGCCAATGCAAAGAAGCTATTGGGGAGAACTATTTCAAGGGAGAATGAATTGATAGCACTTGGAGCAACGCTTTACTCTGATGGATTAGGGAAGGTGTATCGCAAAGGAAAAACATCTGTGTCTGAGCAGACAATAAGGGAATGTATTGACGAGGGATGGCCGAAAATAGTGGAGGTATTTAAGAATGCTGTAATACCTGAACCTGTAAAGCAATATCCATCTACTTCATCTCAGGCATTTCAGCCAAAAGAAGTAATCGGGAATAGATATGCAGAAGTTTCGGATGAAGAGAATTTGTTTCGTCTTGCATCACAGATTGAAAACTGCATCCCTGTTCCAATGAAAACCGATGAAGGGAAAAAAGTTTTGGCAGAGGCCATGAAGCTCATTGAACAGGCAATATTAATTTTAAGAAAATAACTTTAAACTATGAGTCACAACACACAGAACAATTCGCATGATTTGGATGGCAAGATATTGTATATCTCACAGCCGAAACAGATTTCAGAAAAACTAACCACCCGCACATTAGTCCTTGAGGGATTTGACGGGAATTGGTCACGACCTGTGCCCTTTACATTCAAAAATGGTCGCATGGATGCATTAAATGGACTGAAAGAAGGGGATTGGGTTAATGTACAGTACAAGTCTCTTGGATTCAAAGGAAGGGGAGATGGAGAACCGAAGTATTATGCAGAGAACGAAGGGATCACTTGCATTAAAGGCTAATCGCCATGAACACACAGAGAGAGTTACTTTTCCATGACACAGTTCCCTTACCTGAAGATCAATTAACCAAATCCAGGGACAGGGCACAGAAGCAAAAAGAATGGATACTTGACTATTTCAGGGCAAGGTTTTCATTCGGATTCACACCCGTTGAGATACATGAGAGGTGTGAAGAGTTTTTCAGTGAGAGGATATTACTGAACTCAGTAAGAAGATGCATCACAGATTTGACTACTGAGGGAAGGCTCGAGAAGTGCCCA